ACCAGCTAAAGCAGCTGCTCCATCTAAAGCAGCCACAAAGCCAGCATTCAAAGGCTCTGACGTAGCTAAAGAAAAAAACAAACCAGCTGGTCACAAAGACTCAATCAAAAAAGTACCTCCAACTGGAGACAAAAAAGCTGCTGCAGCTTCTGGCGCTAAAGGCGGTCCTAACAAGTATAAGACCGGCGGTAAAGTAAAAAAGATGGCTGACGGCGGCGCAACAATGGAACGCATGGATTTGATGGACAGAAATTTAAATCACTTTAAGCGTTTGCAAGACGCTATTCGTGGTGGTGCAGCCTCTTTGCGCGATAACGTTATTGGCACTCCAGCTCAAAATGCTATTGCTCGCGCAAACGAAGCTAAATACTTACGTGCCAAACAGTTGCAACAAGCCGCTGGCGTACCAATGGGTGGTATGGAACAAGCTGCTATGGGCTTAGCTGGTTTAGGTCAAAGCATGCAGCCTGCAGCAGGCGCTCGCTTAACTAATGCCGATTTGCAACAAGCTCAGCAAGCTAAAGGCATACAACCAGCTCCTATGCCAGCTCCGGTAGCTCAAAAGCGTGGCGGTAAAGCAGGTAAGTGCTAATATGCCTATCAAGTCAAAAGCTCAACAAGGCGCTATGTACGCTGCAGCTGCTGGCAAATCAACCCTTGGCATCCCTAAAAAGGTTGCCAAGGAGTTTATCAAAGCTGGTCCAGCTTCAAACAAACTACCAAACAAAGTAACTAAGCGAGCCGCTGGCCGCGGAAGGTAACATGGCTTATAGCAACACCACTGGCCAGACTACAATTAATGTCGACCAGTTAATCTCCTACGCATTCCGTGATGCAGGCAAAACTGCAGAAGAAATTACGCCCGAGTACATTCAGGCTGGTAAGCAGGCTTTATTTTACAATCTGCAAAACCTGTCTAACTTGGGCGTTAATTTATGGCTCTTGGAAAACCAGTTGTATGGTGCTCTAACACAGCAACAACAGCTAGTATTGCCAAAAACTACGATTGACGTACGTGAAGCTAACTGGGTATACATTCAAAACATTGAAGCGTCTGAATATCTTCCAGCGGACAATCCAGAATCTCCCGCAGCTTTTGATTTAAGCCCAACACTTTCTACCCCTGCTTCTACACTGGGTTACGAAAACTGGTTTGGTTCAACATACCAACAATCACAGAGCGTGTACTATGTCGGTTGGAATGCTTACGCACCAAATACAACTCAGACCTATAACTTAGCGTTTGAGTATAGTGACGATGGTGTAAACTGGTTCTTAAAAGAACAGTTCCCATCCATCACTATGAATGACTATCAGTGGCAGTATTATAATATTTCTATCACTGAGCCGCACCTCTACTGGCGCCTACGTGAGACTGTAGCGTCACACTATTCTGTTCGCCAGATTGTGTTCTCAACATCCCAACAAGTTATTCCATTGGCTCGCCTAAACCGCGACGACTACTGGAACTTACCAAACAAACAATTCCCATCGGTTCGCTCATTGCAATATTGGTATGATCGTACCATCGAGCCTTCAATGTATCTGTGGCCTGTTCCCAATAATCCATATCAGATGTTCCAACTTGTTGTTGAAAAGCAAATGGAAGATGTGGGCTCATTGACGAATCAAATCTATGTACCTGATCGTTGGATTGCTTCTGTGCAAGCTAGTTTATCTCATAAATTATCTATGCAGCTCCCCGGTGTTGATATGACACGCATTCAGTATTTGGAAACCCAAGCTGAAAAACTGTTCATGCAAGCCTCTAACGAAGAGCGCGATAAGTCCCCAATCTACTTCCAACCTAACATAAGCTACTACACAAGATGAGCGTAATAATGACCTACGATTCGCTAGTAGCGAATATTATTGATTACATGGAGCGTGATGACGCCGACTTCGTGGCGCAGATTCCCAATCTGATTGCACTAGCTGAGTCATCTATTGCCGCTGAATTAAAAACATTTTTACAGTTAATTGTTGTAGAAACCAACCTTACCTCTAACGTTGCAGTTTTAAACAAACCAACGCGTTGGCGTAAAACAGTTTCTATGAAAATTAATGGGCAGCCAGTCTTGTTGCGTAGTCAAGATTATATTGCACAATACCAGTCTGAATCTTCTACCGGTCAGCCATTGTACTATGCAGATTATGACTACAATAACTGGAATTTTGCTCCGGTACCGGACCAAAGCTATCCCGTAGAAATTATCTATTACGCTGAAATTCAGCCTTTGGATCAATCAAACCAACAAAATCTTTGGACTGCTATTGCTCCTCAAGCAATGCTTTACGGCGCTTTATTACAAGCACAAGGCTATTTAAAGGCACTAGATAAGTTGCCTGTTTGGAAACAATACTACACCGACGCACTTGCTGCATTGAAGAAAGAAGATAATTCTCGTCGAGTGGATCGCAATACCTCGGTTCAGGAACCCTAATATATGACAACCCCAGTTTATACTTCACCTTTTACGGGCACTGTTGTTACACCAACAGATGTTTCATACTATGCACTGGCTTTTAGTTCAAATACACAGATTAGCTGGCCTAGTACAGTTAATGGCACAGAAATACCCGCAGCTCGTATCATTGATTGTACTCCTAGTACTAGCGGGTTATCTATTGCTCTTCCTGAAGGCGATCAAGGAACAGTAGGCGCCGACATTCTGTTTCGCAATTTGGGGTCTAGTTCTTTTGTAGTAACTGATTTTCTTGGCGGTAATTCTGTTACTGTTGCCGCAGGAGTATCAAAGTATTTCTATTTAGCTGACAACTCTACTGTTGCTGGTACGTGGCACAACGTAACCTTTGGAACCGGCACTTCTTCTGCAGATGCGGCTTCTTTGGCTGGCGCTGGATTAACTACAGTAAGCGGGCAATTGGCCACAACTCAAAACATCATTGATGTTTCTGCGGCCCCAACCATTACTGATGCAAGCCGTGCTGCAACATATAACTGGACAGCTGGTGTCGGAACTTTTAATCTACCTAGTGTATCCACACTGTCACGTGGTTGGTTTATTGGATTTAGAAATAGCGGAACAGGTTCTCTTACTTTTGCACCAAGCTCAACTCAGCTTATTAACGGCAAATCAACTATCGTTACAAACCCAGGTGATTCTGGATTTATTTTTTATGACTATAGTTCTGGTGCGTTTATTACCGTTGGTTGGGTAACACCAAACAATGTGGTATTTACTTCTGCAACTTATGACGTTGATGCAATTGTTGGCAATACACTTAACCTAGTGTCTAACGCACCAATTATTCAAACTTATGTAGCGCAGTCTGGAACCCGCACACAAACTTTGGCGGTAACGCTTCCTGCTATTACTCAGTTATATATTCTGGTCAACAATACCAATCAAACTGGTTACAATGTTACCTTCCAAAACCAAGGTAGTAGCCAGTCTCCGTTATCTTTACCAACGGGCCAAACATACACGCTATTAAGCGACGGTGAATTTTTATATATTTTAAACTCTTCATCATCAACATCATTTAAAGCCATCAATGGTGTTGCCGGTGCTCCTTCATATTCTTTCCTTACTGACAATACAACAGGCATGTATTTACCTGGCACAGGCATTTTAGGATTAGCTGCAAATGGTACAGAAATTGTGGACATTAATGCTACCAACCTGTCATCTCCGGTTGTTACCGTTAGCGCAACATTAAATGCCAAATTAATTAGTGGTGGAACGTTCTAAATGGCAGCTGATAATCAGCAACAGGATACCTCGCAATATACCTCAATTTACAGCCTAGCAATTCCGGCTGGGATTAAACGCGACGGTACTCAATTCCAAAACGACCAATACACCGACGGTGTGTGGTGCCGTTTCCAGCGCGGTGACCCAAAAAAGATGGGTGGTTATCGCACTCTGTTTACCAGTAACGTTGGTATTTATCGTGGTATGGTATCGCAACCATACAACGGCGTAAACTATATTTTTGCTGGCACGTATCAAGAGCTCGATGTCTTTACGTGCGGTATTAACTATGGCGCTGGTGCGGGCCCATTCACAGCAAACATTTTACCTGGTACTGTACAGTTTACTGTGCATTCCGTACCAACAACCACCACGTTTACTATTTCCGGCGATGTTAGATCATTATTCCCAAGTGGAACTAATGTCATTTTTAGCCAGACATCTCCTGTAAACTACGTAACAACTGGTACCCCAACTTACTCATCTCCATACACAACCGTAACAGTGACCACAACAATCAGTGGTACACCAACAAGTGTTTGGCTGAACAACACACCAACATTTACTGAAGACCCGCAAGAGGGGCCCTATCGTATCACTTGGCAATTTGATGCTCAATTTAGTCCGATGGGTGGCAATTTATCACTGTTTGCTCATCCGGGTTATAACTTAATCGATATCGACAACGGTGTGCCATCACAAGTCTTAGTTGGTAACGTGGCCCCATCTACAGGCAATACTTGGACATTTACCGGATTGTCCGATAGCATGGGCTCTACTCCAACCTATCAACCAATTAGTGTTGATGGCGGTGTTTGTGTTCTGTATCCATTTATATTTGTGTACGGTTCCCATGGATATATTGCCAATAACAACGTCAGCAGCACCTACGCACAACAAAACTTTTACGACTGGAACGGCCCGTTAGCTAACCAGACTAACGTATCTTCTTCCAAGATCGTTAAGGGTATGCCAATGCGTGGCGGTACTAACTCCCCCGCTGGTTTGTTTTGGGCAACAGATTCTTTAATTCGTGTTTCGTTTAACTCTTCGGCTTCTAGTACAACCCCTACTAGCCAGTATTGGAACTACGATATTATTTCTAGCCAAATCTCAATCATGTCTTCCAATGCTATAGTAGAGATGGATGGCGTGTATTGGTGGATGGGTGTTGATCGTTTTTATGCTTACAATGGTAGCGTTCAAGTAGTACCAAATGATAAGAACGTAAACTGGTTGTTTGATAATATCAACTATACGCAACGCCAAAAAGTATGGGCAACTAAAGTGCCACGCTACAATGAGATTTGGTTCTTTTATCCTCGCGGCACCGCTACAGAATGTACTGATGCAATTATCTATAACGTAAAAGATAAGCTGTGGTATGACGCAGGCTCTGCAGTCGGTGCTCAGCGTTCTTGCGGCTATACTACCGAGATTTTCCCAACACCTATTTGGGCTGATTGGAACTACAATCCAACATTTAGTCAACCGTATACCGTAATTACACATCCAGCAAGTTTGCCAGCTCCCACAGCCGATCAAATTTATTTGTCTGGTGATGTCACTCCAATATTTAGTCCTGGCACTATTATTACCTTTGATAAGACAGCAGATTACAATTCAACATATCAAGTAAGCTCTTCAGTATTTACCTATAACACTACTATTGGCACACCGGGCGTTACCTTAGTGACTTTTACTGAAGAATCCCCAATTACTATTGCACCGGGTACTTTAGTCTACCAACAAATTGGCGGCTTTACTATTTGGCAACATGAGTACGGTCAAAATGCTGTTGGTTTAAATACCGAAACTGCGGTGTATTCCAGTATTACTACCAGTGACATTGGTTGGCTGACGGGTAACCCAAGCCAAGACGGCTTAGTTGGGGTTAACCGCCGTATGCACTTACGCCGTGT